AATATGCCGCCCGTAAAGGTAGTCTCTTTGATTGTTGCCGAAAGACCAGCACGTCTTGACGTACCCACCAAAATAATCGTCGTCGTTTTTGTGCCTGTGAAACAGCTCGCGCGAAATCCATGTTCGCATATCCTCGGTTACGCCGCTCGTTTGTAGGTGTCTTAACAGGTTAGCAACGCCAAGGTTTAATTCGTTATAAACCACGCGCTCAAAGCATCCGCTTTCAAGCGCGGCAAACGACACCGCCCCGCCCCCACCGAATAAGTCATAAAAATATATCGCATTAGGCTGCTCGGCGTGTATTACGTCTATGATTTTTTTAGCAAGTTTCCGCTTGCTCCCCATATATGGGATACCATAATCCATGCGGTATGTAAACACAACTGCGCTTTTTGTCAACAACTTTTTTGTTTTTTACAGCGCATGTATGTCTTGATATTATCAGTACTTATGTTTTGTTGCTTTTTATCTTCTTTTAATAGCAATAATTTTTATGTTTTATTTTAAATTTTTTAAAAAATATGCTTGACAAAAATATACTGCGACACTATATTACTAGCATAAGAGATTAAATAAAAAACAGGAGAATGAGAGATGAAAAACGTGAGCATGAAAGAAGTTAAAAAAACATGGTTTGTGTGTAATGACTCTGGTGATGTAGCCGGACATGATTTGTCGAAAGAACGTGCGGAAGAAATCGCGGTACAGATGAGAGAAAAACAACCAAATGATGGATGGGAAGCTCTGGATGCGTCGTCGTCTGTTATAGTATAATTTGCACTTGTATAATATGCCGTCCCAAGTGATGATTGGATATTGACTATGTCAGCTTCGGCGGTGTCTATCCGGGCGGGAGGTTCTACTGCCTGAGCGAGCATAAGAAGTTAAATAAAAAGCAGGAGAATGAGAGATGAAAACAAAAATTATTGAAACGGGTGAAATTAAAAGCCTTGCGATTTATGACAAAAATGGAATTGATTACACGCGGGATTTTATCGGTAATTATGGATCGTTAACAGACGGATCGTTTAAATACAACGACGACGACGAAGTCTATGAAACAACACAAGAAAATTTTGATTGGTGGAAAACTGTAATAAAAAATGAATCGACATTAGTCGATTTGATTGAAACTGTAAAACAAGATAATTACGACGAACATTTTGAAACTAGAATTCAACAAATACTTGATTACGCAGGCAACGATGATTTAGAGGTCTCTGCTATTACAGCTATAGCCATAATAAAAGAAACTTTTAACGTTAATTAGCTCTCATTCTACCCCGCGCTATTACAGGCGGGGAATTTTTAAAATAAAAGCGCAAAGAAAAATAAAATGAAAACGCTTGAGAACAAAATACACGCATTGCAACGACAAACGCACAAAAAATATGCCGTACACCCAAACAATGTAATAACCGAACGCTCGCTAAAAAGAGCTTTACATGAGTGGGGCAAACCGGCGGAATACCTTAAAAGTATTTTAAGTTGTTTGCGTTGAAGAAAATAATACAGGAGCAGTTGTCATGAGTGTACATAATGCTGTGGTTTATGTCGTGGGTGATGCTGTGCGTAATGCTGTGGATAATGCCGTGCGTATTGCCGTGTGGTATACCGTGCGTATTGCCGTGTGGAATGCCGTGCAACATACCGCGCGTGATGCCGTGTGGTATACCGTGAGTAATGCCGTGCGCGATGTCGTGAGTAGTGCCGTGCGTATTGCCGTGCGTGATGCCGTGCGTCATGCTGTGCGTGATGCTGTGCGTGATGCCGTAAATAAGGGCACTTACACCCGAGCTGATATTCGGCGCGTGGAGAAAACAATACAGGAGCAATCGTCGTGAATGTAGGTCCCGCATATAATGGGGTTTATTGAATATTTGTTTTTCTCGGTGCTCTGTATGTGTTTATGGTATTATGCGTAGTTTATGTAATTATAAAAATGTTAATAGGAGATTAAAATGAAAACAACAAAAAAGTATCAGCAAGGCGATGTCCTTATTAAATCTTTGTTTGTCCCCCCACGTGGTAAAAAGCTGGGTCACTTGATTTTACAAAAATCAGATGTAAGCGGGCATGCTCATCGCGTATCATCCGGCGTGGCGGCTCTCTATGCGACGGATAAAGCAGATGAATTTGTTCTGAAAATAACGTCGCCGACAGCTACTATATCACACGAGGAGCATAATGATATTGTTGTCCCCCGCGGTGTGTATACTGTGTATGGCGTCAAGGAATATGACCCGTTTGAAGATTTGATTCGTCGTGTCCAGGATTAAAAAAAATTATAGGCGGTGACAGTATGATGGGTTTTTTAGTTGATGTCGTTCTGGGTGTGGTGCTGTGGGTTGGTGTATTTTTAGCTGTTAAGAGTTGCTTATCGTGGTAGTTAGTAAGGATTTTATTTGTACATGTTGCGGGTTTATATTGCGCGATGAGTTTGTCGAAAATAGCACTACTAATTTTACCTGCGGAGTTTGCGGTAGTAGTATGATTATATATTATATGTCGAGTAGGCCTAGTGTTGTTGTCAAAGGATTTTCATACGTAAACGGGTACTCAAAGCCGCAGGGCAAATAAAATGTTTACCGAAGTTAGCGGGTTTTTATTTACGGATATTTTGCATTGTGTAATTTGGTTTTCTTGGTGTTTGTTTTTGTCAGCTGGTTTTTGGTTGTCTTTTTTGGTTTGGTATTATGCGGTCTAGTTTTTTTAAAATGGCCGAGATGATATAATTTTATTTTATGGGGTCTGCCCTTAAAAAGTATACAAAGTTTTAGATGCCGTTAGCGCGGTACGTGGTTTGCCTGTTTTATGTCTTGTCAGGCAAACCACATTTTTAAAATGAATATAATAAAAGGAGCTTTTATATGATAGAGAAATTGACAAAAAAGCAGGAATCGCTGTTATCGGTTTATCGCGACAAATGGATTGCAACAGGTTTGTCAACAGTAATGCCGGAGACGGCAGAGGTTCAGAAAATCATCGATGGTGTGTATACACAGTTGCTTAATAAACCGTGTGTGCCTGTTGTAGTATTAGACAACCCGCGCGATACGTGGCTAGCTGTGTGTATCCATGAGGGCGTTTTTAAAAACGGTGATTATAAGCAAAAACCCCCGTCACTAGTTTATCCGTTTTTAGATGGTTGTTTTATGTCGGGGTATTTTGCATTTTACGATTATTGTTTGAACGTATTCAAAATAAAAATCGACAAAATTGTTGCTGAACGTTTTGCCGCGTTCGAACGAACGTCGGAATTGTCTTTGATTTATCCGTTTGATGATGTGTGTTATGTGTGTCGTAAACCAGTTGAGATACATGTTAATAGTGCCAACCAATTGCATAACATATCCGGGGCAAGCGTTAAATATCTCGGTGGTTTTGAGCTGTATCATCTCAACGGGGTTGTGGTTAGCAAGAAAATCGCTACAATACACGCAAAAAAAATTACTGTTGATATGGTATTATCGGAAAAAAATGTGGAGGTTCGCCGCGAGATTTTGAGAAAAATGGGCGTAGATAATTTTGTTGCAAAACTAGGGGTAAAACCTGTTTGTATATCTCCAGATAATGTGTATGCATTGTACAATATTGTTGTCGGCGATGGTATTAACGCATACTATCTAAAAATGCTTAATCCATCTACTGGGCAGTGGCATTTTGAGGGCATTGCGTCTGAAGCTTTTGATGACGGTGTGACTATTGATAACGCATTAGCGTGGCGTGATAGTGATGCTGGCGCGTATATCCGTCCAGAGCAATTGTCATGAGTGTACATAATGCCGTGTGGACGGCTGTGCGTAATGTCGTGGGTGATGCCGTGCATGATGATGTGGGTTATGATGTGCATAATGCCGTGGGTTATGATGTGCATAATGCCGTGGGTTATGTCGTGGGTGATGCAGTGTATGGTGCCGTGCACTGTGATGTGCGCTATGATGTGCATAATGCTGTGTGGTATACCGTGCGCTATGATGTGAGTGTTGCCGTGGACAACAGCACTTACTCCCGAGCGGATGTTCTGCGTGTGGAGAAAATAATACGGGGGCGATTATCATGAGTGTACATAATGCCGTGTGGACGGCTGTGCTTAATGCCGTGCGTGGTGATGTGGGTTATGCCGTGCATAGTGATGTGCGCTATGATGTGCATAATGCCGTGCATAATGATGTTCGCTATGATGTGAGTGTTGCCGTGGATAACAGCACTTACACCCGAGCGGATATTCTGCGTGTGGAGAAAATAATACAGGGGCAATTATCATGAGCGTAGGTGCCGTATATAGTGTCGTGCGTAATGCCGTGCATGATGCCGTGAGTGATGCCGTGCATAATGTCGTGAGTGATGCAGTGTACGATGCCGTGCATAATGCCGTGTATAATGATGTGCGCTATGATGTGCATAATGCCGTGTGGTATACCGTGGGTGATGTGGGTGATGTCGTGCGCTATTATGTGCGTGTTGCCGTGGATAACAGCACCTACACCCGAGCGGATATTCTGCGTGTGGAGAAAATAATACAGGGGCAATTATCATGAACGTAGGTGCCGTGGTTTATGTCGTGCGTAATGCCGTATATGATGTCGTGCGTAATGCCGTGGTTTATGTCGTGGGTGATGTCGTGCGTAATGCTGTGGATAATGCCGTGCGTATTGCCGTGTGGTATACCGTGCGCTATGATGTGAGTGTTGCCGTGGATAACGGCACTTACACCCGAGCGGATATACGTCGCGTGGAGAAAATAATACAGGAGCAAACAAAATAAACTATATAACACAAAGGAGGCCGTAAATGGCAAAAACAATTCTAATTAAGGATGTTCGGTGCATATACCCGAATTTGACAGAGGCAAAGGCTTACAAGAACGGAAAACCGAAATACTCCATTTCGTTTATCTTCCCCAAAAAAGACAAAGAACGTTACAAAGAAATTTCGGACATTATCAAGTCAGAGGTTGCAAACTCAAACCTAAAAGAAGGCCAAAAAAAGCAGGCACTGAAACAAGCCCTCGATTTTAATGAAGGCACAAATAAATATTGCCTCATTAAAGACGGTGATATTGTAAATTTGCAACGCGGCGACCTTGCCGATAAAGAGCCTATACCGGCTTTTGAGGGCCAATACGTTGTTAAATTCCCGAGACCAAAAGATTTTGGGGTTGCGCGCGTTGTAGACCGCTCAAACAACAAAATTGAGTTGGGTGACATTCGGTCGAAAATACAGTCAGGTTATTGGGTTAACCTCGCCGTGACTGCCCGCGTGTATGTTAGTAAAGAGTCAGGTGAGGCGGGTGTCGCGTTTACTTTGCAGGGTGTTCAGTTTGTGAAAGAAGATGAAATCTTTGGCGTGAGTAATCCGTTTGAAGCGTTTGAAGATGCTGATGAACCGGAAACAAAAGACGATTCTAGTCCTTTTAATTGATTTTAAGGCGGGGTAACACCCGCCAAACTTTTTAGACGAGGTTAATGTGGCTAAACAAGCTAAAAAAAATAGTGTATCAAAACAGCGCGCCGCTCGGATAATACATTATTACCCGCGAAACAAAGAAGACGCCGCTTTTATCGAGAAAAATATTGAGTTGTTGCGGCTTTGCGCTGATGACGGTAAATTAAAAAGTGGCGATGTCGTGGCAACAATACTGCGGATTGCAATGTCCGATGATAAAACGTTAAACTATATCCGGGCATCTTTACGTAATGCCGGTAAATAAAGGTACGGTTATTTTAAAAAATTTAAAAAACAAGCTTGACAAGAATGCGTTTTCTTTGTTTATTTAGGTATAAACGGGAGCGGCCCCAAGAGAGCGCAGGAGGTTTTTATGCGAATACAAGTTATTGAGAACCCTATGGACAACGAAAAACGCGTAGAAATTTTTGAAGGTGATTATGGCGATTGCCCATTGATGTCAGACGGCTTATTTAAGACGGCCGTAGAAGTGATGATAAACACTGGTAACCCGTTTTGTTTTACCCGCATTGCCAGCGGCACTAAGTATTTTGTATATAATTTAGATGTGCTTACGGCCGAGGCGATGAAATGAGTTTTGGCCCGAACCGCTATATAATAGATAACCCCGATGAGTTTTTGTCCGCTATACGTAGCATAGATAAAGATTCTCGGGGTTGGTATGTAACATTTTATACAAACGCTATCATGAGCGTTTGTTTGCCGTATCGTGGTGAGATTAGTGGTAAGCATATGTTTTACGATGATTATACCTATATAAGAGTGTTAGCTCGCGGCGGTGTTTTTTACGCTGAGATTTTACGCGACGAACCGCGTCCGGATATTATAGCCGCCATCCGTTTGGTTGAGCGCGAAAGAGGTGTTGTATAAATGATTAAAATATCAGCATCGGCAGTACACCGGATAAAAAAATGCGCACATTCGGCGTTTTTAGAATCGTCAATGCCGCGCGAATGGCAATATCGCGATGGGTATAAACAACAGGCTGAGCGAGGAACCGCTATTCATGCGGCGGCAGAGGACGTATTAAATGCGGCTATTACCGGATTATCTGGCGCAAAAATTACAGCTTTAATCAAAAAAGTGTGTAAAACGAAATTGAAAGAATATGCTTTTGACGATTGTTTTTATACTAGTAAAACATATGTATCGTACGTTTTAAAAACGCATAAACAAGCGGATAAAAACTGGATTGATACAGATATAGCTGTCGAGGAAAAACACCGCAAAACAATATTGGGGTGCGATATGGTTGCGAAGCTGGATGCAAGCATTTTTTGTTTTGCTAATTTTGGTTTCTACATCCACATTTTCGATTTGAAAACCGGGTATATTGATTATGAGGCTACTGCATACGACCAATTGAGATTTACCGCTCTTTTGTTGTCTCTGTTATTTCCAAAAAATATGGATTTTAAAGGTTTTACCATACACACGGTACAGCCGCTTTATTACGATGCAACAAAACAAATAATCACGCACACCGAACAAATAACAACAAAACAGGCTCGCAAAGAGCTCGCTGAGCTTGCTGAATTTGTAAAAACCGGTAAATGCGCTATGGGCAGTCACTGCCGCTTTTGCCCGTGTGTTTTAGGGTGCAAATCTGTTAATGATTTAGTTGATTTTATTAATAGTAATGAGGTTGAAAATATGGATATGTCGAGATTGGAATATGTGTACGACAGCAGAGACGCAATTGATGCCTTTATGAGAGCTTGCGAAGGCAAACTCATCGAGTTTGCTGATAGGGGTGAGTCTGGAAAATATGAGGTCCGCGAAAAATCGGGGCATAAAAAATGGAAAGATGAAAAAGCTGTTGAGAAATCCTTGCGCATTTTTGGTGATGGTATATACGGGAAAAGGAAATTATTATCACCGGCAAAAATGGAGAAATTTACTTCTGACGATCTATCAGCTTTATACGAAACGCCGAAAGTTAAAATTTTAGTTAAAAAAGAAAACGTATTTGAGGTGCTAGATTTTCACCCTATTGCTACGGATCAGCGCTAATACGGAATTGTACGAAAATTGAAGGTTTGAAATGATTAAAATATTTATAGACTTTGAAACAAAATCTTTTTCTCCGCTACCTAAAGTCGGCGCGTGGGTGTATAGTGAACACCCCTCGACGGATATAATAATGATGTCATATGCTGTCGAAGATGCTCCGCCGCAAATGTGGCATCCGGGATTAGTAATCCCGGATTTTGAAAGCGAAGATTTTGTTTATATCGCCCGTAATGCACTTTTCGAATATGCAATTGCTGTTAATGTCGGAATACCAAAATATAATTTTCCCGAGAGAATGCGCGACATTAAAAACTGGAATTGTACTCGTGTATCCTCGTTACAAATAGGCCTCCCCGCGAGCCTTGAGAATTGCGGCGAGGCTTTGGGAATAGCGACAAAAAAACTTGATACCGGCAAACGCCTTATAAATAAATATTCAAAACCCGCGAAAGACAGAAGCACCGGCGAATTGTATTTTAACGAAATAACACCCGAAGACTTTGACGCATGGAAACAATACAACATGACCGACGTTGAGGCAGATAGGCAGTGTGACAACATAATTGAAAAATACGACATTGTCGCAAATCTTGAAAAAGAGGTGGTGTTGCAAGATTTTGAAATCAATGCTCGCGGGGTTAAGATAGACGTAAAATCACTTGATAAAATGGAAATAGTTATCGCCGAGGCCACAGCTAAGGCAAAAAAAGAAGCTGACAGATATGGGCTAAATGTAAGCAGTCCGAAACAATTGCTTGAATATTTACATAAAAAAGGCTTTGAAGTTGACAATACTCAAGAGCAAGTGCTTGAAGAAATCGAGACCGACGATACCGACGTTAAAGACATTCTCGCCCTGAGGTCTTTTTTAGGCAAGGCAAGCGTTAAGAAATACGCGGCGTTGCGCAGTCATTTATGTAGTGATGGGCGTTTGCGTTACTTTTTAAAATATTACGGCGCAACCCCCACTGGACGGTGGAGTAGCGAAGGTGTGCAATTGCACAATCTCCCAAAAACAGAAACGGGGTCAAGCGAAAAAGAGATAGAATTTTTAATCAAAAATATCTCTGCGGATTTGCCGTATCGTGAGCTTGTCACGCAATGCAAAAAGATTTTACCGGGGTTAATTGTAGCTGATGAAGGTTGTAAATTTATTATGGGAGACTGTGCGAATATCGAGGCGCGTGTTTTAGCGTATTTATCCGGACAGTGGGATATATTAGATGATATGATAAACGGAGTAGATTTATACAAAAAAAACGCCGCGGCAGTTTTTAACAAGCGCGTCGAAGATATTGACAAAAATGAAAGGCAACTTGGTAAGCGAATTGAACTTGCCTGCGGGTATGGCATGGGGCACGCAAAGTTTTTGAAAACGTGTAAAGCCGCTAAACTTAATATATCCTCCGAGCTCGCTGAAAAAGCCGTCAAAACCTACCGACAAACACGGCCTGCGATAGATAATTTCTGGAATGATTTACAGCGCGCTTTCACGCTTGAGGGTAGGAATTTCCCATGCGGCTTAAAAGTTATGCGTAGGGGTAAACGATACGAAATACATGCGCCCAGCGGCCATATCATGTATTACCACAATGTACGCAATACGCAGGATGGTTTAGTTTATCATAACTACCAAAAAGGCTTCGACGTTAAACTGTACGGCGGGATTTTAGCGGAAAATGTTTGCCAGTGGATAGCGCGGTTAGTACTTTCAGATCGTATGCAGGAGCTTAAAAAGCACGGAATAGAGACGGCGTTTACTGTCCATGACGAAATAATAGCGATAACTGGTGAAAAAGATGTCGACAAAAACAAAAAAATATTTGACGAAATAACAAACACTGCGCCTGAATGGTTGCCGAATTTCCCTTTGAAAACGGTTAGTGTTGTTTCGGGTAGGTATTTTAAATAATGGCACGCGGCAGAATTAAATTAACATATTCTGATGAAAACGGGGTTTTACATGAGGCGATGTTTTACTCAGACAAATACTCTGTACACTCCGATTTGTCGAGCTGGATTGTGTCGCGTGTGGGTGTGCCTAAATTAGTTGTGGGTAACGAAAATTTAATTGATATACGGATGTGCTCTTATGACAGTGATTGACGTGAATACCGCAACGTGTAATGTCGAGGATACTGATTATCACGGCTTTGACGAACCGGTGAATAAGTTATTTCAAAAAGCTTATTGCGTTGAATACGATGACTACTACATTGACGGTGAATACTATGACTGAGCGTGAAAAACTATCTAAACTAACAGCAACGGTTAAAAAAACTTTACCAGACGTGTTTTGGTACAAAATACCGGATACCCGGATAGGCCATAAAAAACCTTTTGATGTTGTTGCGATGTGTGACGGAGACACCTATGCGTTTGAGTTTAAATCGCCTAAAGGTGTCCTCGCCGAACACCAAAAAGAAGCTTTGCTAAAAGCCGCGAGCAACGGTTGTTGTGCGTGTGTCGTAACATTTTTAGATAACCCAAAAATGTTACGCTTCGACACGTCGCTATTAAAATCCGTAACGACAAAACAAAGTATATTTTTATGCATATTACAATTGCTATATTCTACGAAAAAACGCGCCCGTTAACAACACATTTATCATTTATGAAATAGCACAAATCAAAAAAGAATTCGGTTCGCTTTTTATTAATGTAAAACACCCCGAAGGAGTGAGTCCAATTTGCCAACGCCGGGTGTTTAATGTATCCGGCTTTGTTTATATCTTCGAACGTACCGAGCTGGATACCCGCTTGTGTTGAATTGTAATGGTTGTATATTTCAATCCCGTTTGTATGGCTGTGGAAAGCAACAACACTGATTCCGTTCATTGACACCAATTTTCGAACACGGTTAACCGGCGCGGCGCTTGAACCGGACGAATCGTCGCCATGTATAAACAATAAAACGTCATTATAATTATATTCTTTTGCGCTCGACCAGCCAAAATCTTTCAACCGCAACAGGTTATCCGGTTGAAGGCTATCAAGGTCTTCCGCCCAGACTTCCCGCGTCATTTTATCATATAACCGGCGGTAAAAATGATTGTCTTGTAATAATATTTTTTTTGCTTTTGGCACGATGTTTTGTGTAGATTCTAGCCACGCGTGCGCTGCGTTTAACTCGCTTTGTAGCCCGATGAGTTGACTGTGCCGCTTGTTGTATTCTGATAGGCAGTCCGCCGTAATGATGTCGCCGCCGTCGAGGATAATGTCGGGTTGTATGTAGTCGATAACGTCAAGCAAGATATTCGCGGCGCGTTGGTTAGTGTTCGGGATGTGTAAATCCCCGTATGCGAGGAGGATGTCATACTCTTTCCGTATGTCTTTGTTTGGCATTTACGACCGCCTTTATTATTTTTGTGGGGTTGGCAAGCGCGCGTTCTTCTATTTCCTCGCGCTTGCCGGGGTTTGTTGCGTTTATCGGTCTAAAGTAACCAACAACGCGTGAGTAAATTTCGGTAGGTATCTTTTTATCGGCCATGCACAAACACTAAATTATCCAATAAATTTTGTCAAGTTATTTATTTTAGCTTACATATTCACAACGGAAAACGGTATTGCTGCTTGATGGTGTTGTCCCCGTGGTGCCCTGTAGACATATAATATCTCCGGCGGTTAATTTGACCACTCCGCTTGTCGTTGTTCCGAGATAGCCTGCAGTTGCGATAGTGTGCCAGCTCAATCTTTGTGCCGGTAGTGTTGTCGATTGTATATTTGATGTTTTTTCCGTCGCGTTGCGCATAATCCCAAAATAATATGCGTTTTGTGTTTGCGCTAAAAAACAATAGTTCCCTGTCCGTTTTATTGTGATTTCGAGCCCCGCGGTTCCGTATGAGCCAAAATTGCTAGTCATATAGTTCCCAAGGGCGACTGAATTATTTGTAAATGTCAATACACGTGTATCCGTTGACCCGTATCCCGAATGCGTGTCATACCATAATGTTGACGTCACTCGTTCGCCTGTCGATATCCAATATCCGCTTGATTGGTTTTCCAGCAATTCAATAAAATCCCCCGTTACCGGGAGCCATATAGCCGCAAGCGCATCGCTGGTCAAAGTATTTGCATCTGTCGCATTTGGAGATACAATGATTTTATTTGACGCCCCACCAGCTTTCAATATTTTAATTTTTCTGTCTATGTTGTTTGCTTTTAGTGGCAACGTTATTGTAATATCTCCGCTTGTCGTGTCGACTAATATTGTCCCGTAACCGTCGTCGTCTGTTATAGTATAATTTGCACTTGTATAATATGCCGTCCCAAGTGATGATTGGATATTGACTATGTCAGCTTCGGCGGTGTCTATCCGGTCGGTGATTGCGGTTAACGTTGTTTTACGAGACAAGCCCCCGGAAGTTTCTATCTCAATTAAATCTGTGCTTAATATACTTGCTTGATTTGTTAAGTCGCTAATTTTTACTGATGCCATTATTAAACCTCCAATATTGTGTAACGGGTATCACCGTCGCTTGTCACCCTGAAATCCCCGTCAACAGTGACGCGGGCGGCGTATTCAAGATTTGCGGTTGGGTCTACTTTAACATACCGCATTGATATTTTAAGTTTTTCGTTTTCCAAATCTTTTTCGAGTGCTAATATTTCATATACGGCATATGTCGGCGTCGCCCCTACCCGCGTTAAAGGTGACGCAAGTACAAAATCCGCAATTTCTAGGTCGTTGTTAACCAGCTTTATACTGCGGCTTATTATGTCCTTAACATCAGACGAGTAAGCCATAATAGTGGCGGCTTTGTCAGTTGCCGCCGTTACATCCGGTAAATTTGTTTCAAACGTCTCCGTCTTTGCTTTTTTATACCGAGTGAAAGCAGTATCATAATAATCAAGATATTCAATTTGTTTGTATGTATCGTCTTTTATGTCGTGGTCATATTTGATTACGCAGCTTGTCAGATATTCGTCACCGCTGTTCGTGATGTTCGGCGCGTCTACCCATTCGTCGGTTAATATTGTTCGTGTTATAGCGCGGTTTGCATTAAATACTCTGACGGTGTATTTTCCGGTATCGTGCGCAAAAAAACGGGCGTCAATATCTTCGCAAACCTTGCCCAAAACCTCAGATAATTTCGCATCGTCATCGATATAAACGTTTGTATCTCGGCTTAATACTTCAGCTGCGTCAACCTCTGTTATATCCCAAAAAGACGCGAGATAGTTTTTACCGTCATATCTATACAGTAAATCTTTGATTATTGCAACACCATTCGTTATCGGTGTTGTGATATCAGCAGATATGTCTCCAAGTACGGCATTTGCGACCGCATACGTAAGCGTAAACGTTCCTGTTGAGTAGTTTATTGCCGCAGGGGGTAGCGTAGTTTTAACACCGTCAACGGTTTTATATACGGTTATTGAAGACGCCTGATTAAACTCCGTGTCCATAAACAAAAAAATGTAATATGACGGAGTAGTTTCTTCTTCGTTAAGACATATACACGGCGCATTTTTAACCGCGCCATAAACAACAGGCTTTGGCGTATCGACGTTTCCGTCTGACAAATACGGGTAGTCTGTTTGATTGAGTAAGTTTGTCGCTATTGACTGAGACAGTGACGCCCTTACATCGGTCACTGTTATGGCAAGCGTATCAAAATCTCTTTCGTCGTTTTGGATGAATCCGGAATGCACACGAACAAAATCAGCATAAGCGTCGCCGTCATCGCCGAATAATATGCGCGTTGCCTTCCCATATAGATTTCTCGTTTTCCAATCGTCAAATACACCGTCGGCGTTTATCAGTGTTATTTTACCGCCCTGATATTTTATAACGCCAAAAAACAGAGGGTCTATTGATTTTTTAATGCTTTGTACTGATGATATTCTCGGCTCCCAGTATTGCATATTATAATACGTACCGAGCGAATTAACTTTATTAGCAAAACCCAAACCGACACCGAAAAGCAAAGTTTTGCCAAGAGGTGGTTCGAAGTCCGGCAAATGCATGTAGATACGAGTTGTTGCGCCATCGTAGTAAAATGACGCGTCAACCGCTTTGCAATCGTCTATACTATCCACTTGTGCAAGGTCAGTTCCGTCGCATTTCGCTGAAAACACTTGATATTGCACATCGTTTTCGTATGGGTAATATCCAGTATTGCCGTTGTCATCGGTCACAACGATATCCACCCCGGGAGTAAGAACTAAAAACCATATCCCGGGGGATGAGTTTAAAATGTAATTCAAATCATTCGGTTTATCGTAACTAAATAAAATTATCTTGTCAGTTGCCATATACTATAACACCAAAAAACCGTCAAATTGCGCTAAATATTTTGAGTCCGTGTACGGTGTAGTGTTTGCTGCATAGCCGCTGGCGACAGAACAATAAATACGTATGTTGACAGTATCCCCAACAGCACAATCAGCAAAAGAATGAATTGACAAGCTCGCTCCAGAAGTTAGTTTTGTAAAATAAACACGTTTAAACTCTGAATCATTTATGTATATATGTAATCTGGTTGTATGTTCTGCTCCTCCGTAAACTGTGTTGTCAACAAAAGCTGAAAAATAGTATTTCCCCGTCACGGGAGCGGTATATGTATATGTTGACGTATTAAACCCACCGCCGATATCAAAATATTTCCCCCTAAATTCGACGATATCAACCGTTCCTGTACCTAAAGTTTGCCCGCCGTTTGGCATATATGCCGAGAAACAAGGTTTTATAAAAGTTTTATTAAATCCCTCGGTGTAAGTTTTTTCAGTGTACGCTGCCGTTGCTTTCGTACACTGAAAATTAAAATATCTCCAATTCGCGTACGTGCTTGTACCATACCAGCCTTGTTTGCTATCCGACCAAGTTGGCGCAGTTGCAGTAAAATATGGTGCCATGGTCGTACCGTCAATCATTACATATACAACCCCATCGGCTACAGTTGCGCTTGTCACCGGGTCGGTCGTATTTATAGCCTGCTCAGTATCTGCGCGGAGCAACGCTCCGTTTACCTCAATAATTGAACCAGCTGCAATAGCCGGAACGGTTGTCGTGTTTATCTCAGTCAAAGCTACTTGGTGCTTGCCTATGAATGTAGCGTCCTCGGTTGTTTGCATCGCTAAAATGTCAGTGTCATCGTTTGCATACGTGTTTAACTGCGTTAAAGCCATTTAAAAAACCTCACTTACTTTCATCGTCATGCTATAATTAAGCCCGTAATCACTGATTTTTACTATCTCCGGGCGCTCATCCAAATGCATATATACCGGCGGTTCGATATCTAAATCATCTTCCCATAGCAGCAGGTAGAACGGGTCTGTCACGCTCACTGCGTCGAGAAACGCGTCGATCAATAACTTTTGCGCGTAGGTAAAACACGGAAAGTCTATTTCTGCGGTTTTATAAGTGCAAACTGTTTGACCATACAATTGTCTTGATAACGATGTTGCATATGTGTCGTCTGTTTTGTCAAAAAGCGAGCCGTCCGGTGAAAAGCCCGGCATGGTCAACGCGGTTCCTAAAAATACAGAGCCGACCTCAAGATAAGTATCCGGATTGCTCGCATCATTGATTGTGATTCTCCAATAGCGGTACGCGCCGCCAGTAAAATTTTTGTATATCACAGTTTCGCTTGTAAGCGTTTCACTCACTGCAGGTGTTGTCCATGCATCCGTACTATTGCCCTCTAATACAATAGTCGCACCTGTTGTAAAATTGTGTGCATTGATTAAAACGTCTGTGACTGTTTGCGCTGTCAACAAATCAAACTTTAGCCACTGCGTTGAGTCGTCAAGGGTGCGCCCGACACGCGAGAGCCGCGAGTCTTTCAATGCGGTATCAAATAAATAATAAGGATTTTCTGAAAAACTTGATATCGTGGCGTCTGTTATTAAATTATCATAAAGTATTTTCATCGCGTTACCACCGCACCGGCGTGTATAGTCAGTATACCGTTTTTGCTTGCGTTGTATGCACCTTCGTACAGTTTTTCTTTTATCCCATCGAGTACGGCGTATATGGTCAACCCACCGCCCGCTCCGCCGTTTGTGCTGTCGAAAAGATTTTTTTGTTGCGCTCGTGTTAAAATCATTTCGCCGCTGTTTACGTTTGCGGACAGGTTATCACCGGCATATGACGACCCCGGGACGATACCCCCTTGAGCATAACTTCCCGCTTGTGGTTTAGCCGCGACAACGGCGGCGAACTGTATTCCTGCTGTTGCGAGTGCTAACGCCGCATTTACCGGAGCCAAAATCATATTAAGCGGCCATGGAGCGGTCAATGATGATACATATGCGTTCAAGGGCGCAGTGACTACCTGTATTGCGGCCATTGTTTTCTGTAGTTCCCAGCTCCGCAATGCTGCTTCATATTCCATTTTCGATTTCTTTTTGTCGTAATCCTCGTTTATTTTTGCGCGTTTTAATGCTTTTTCTTTTTCAAGAATTGTCTCTGCGTCGCCAGCTGCGACTGCGGCATCGTATTCTTTTTGCGCTTTCTCCACTGCAGTATCTTCGGCGACGCCCGCCGCTTCTAACGCTGCGTTCCGTTGTATTTCGAGGCTTGCAAGTGCCGCGTCATTTTGTGCCGCGTAAAGGTCAGAGACTGAGCTTATCATATTTGAGATATTATTCCCAAAATCAGAAATCGCCCCAGTCATGGCTTGTAGTTTGCCCAAAGGAGTCAAGTCATCCCAAGCCTCGCGCCCCTTATCTGCGGCCTCAGTCAACGCATTAGACAAACTGAATACAGCACCGGCGTATGCATCAGTGCTATATGTGGCTTCATCAGCCGCGCCTTTGCTCGCCGAGCCCATCTGTTTTAGTTTAGATATTTCGGAGTCGAGATTTGTTTGCGTTGTTTTGCTGCCTTTGGTCTCACTGCGTCGAATTTCTGCGTCTATTTCACCGCGGTTGTTTAACATGTTTGTGTAATTTTGTTCTAGTTCTATTCGATCTTGCGTTAGTCTTTTATATTCACTATGCGATTTTGACATGCCGCTTAAAGCGCCACTTGCTTGGTCAATCCTTTTTTGTATGTCAGAAAGACCCGCATCAGTACTCTCACGTAATTCATATAGGTCTTTCGTTGATTTTTTTGCCCATGTTCCCGAACTAACTTTGTTTTCAAGGGTAGAATATTTTTCCCCAGCGGCTTCTAACGCTTTCGCAAGCCCGTAAATAACAACACCTATGCCAACAACTGCCGCGCTCGCCGGGTTAACCATGGCAGGAAGGTTTCTAAAAAAAGTAGACATGTTAGAAAAACCGCTGACAAGAGATGGAGCAGCTTTTGCAGCCGCGCCAAGTATCGTTCCGAATGTTGCCATCTCGACAATCGCGCTTTTTGTGGCTGGGTCAAGTTCGTTAAACGCCGCCACAATCCCAGAAAAAGCCGATACAACGCTTGTCGCCGCTGGTAAAAGTTCCTCTCCCAAAGATACTTTTAAATCGTCCAACCGGCCTTTTAATACCCGTGATTGATTTGCAAACGAGTCTTGGCTACGCGCAAAGTCGCCAACGACGTTTTTTGATTTTGATAATATTGCTTCATATGTTAAAGCGGCTTTTGATGCTTTATCCATGTTTTCCCAGACTAATCCGTTAGCTCGCGCAAATTCTTTCATATCTGTTTCGTTTATGGCAACACCGAGACCTTTTAACGCTTCGCGCTCGCCGTTCATCGCTTTAACTATGGCGTCAGAAGCCCCCGATACTCCCCCAGAATAGTTTGTAAAAGATACATAGTCGGCTGCAAGAGTTGTCACAGCATCAGAAAGCGCAAGCGACGCGGATTTGTTCATACCCATCGATTGAAAAATGTTTCCGGATGTGGACAAAAGTTCTTTCGCTTCCTGCGTTGACAGCCCGAAACCTTTTACTAATGCGCTTGACGCTTCGTTAGCCGCATCCGTAACCCCTGCAAAAACAACGCCGAATTTATTAGCCGTTTCCTCTGCGTTTGACGCAGATATTATTAGTGATTTAGTAAGCAACGCAAGCGCGCCGCCGATGAGAACATTTTTAATTGTACTTGCAAATGAAGATATTCCGGATTCGCTCGACTTAATCGATTTATTAAATCCGCTTTGGTCGGCGGTTATTTTGTACACCATTTCACCGAGCGTATAAGTTGCCATTATCCTCTATCGCCAAACCTCAAAAGGTTTGTGCTCTTTTTCCCATATCCAATGCTCAACCGCTTTATCAAACCTCGCGACGGCAACCATGTTTTGTATTGTCGGCGCGTCAAACTCATGCCAAAATTGTTTCGGTGTTATTTTCAATGCGGCAATTAACCTATCCGCATGAAAAGTAACACCCTTCATTAAACTTTTTTTTTACTGTTTATATCCTTTTCAAGTGCACCGTTTAGTATCTTAATTACTTCGCTCGGCTCTACACACTTATCCCACCATTTCAAGTCTATTAAATGTTCGTCTTTATATCCGTTGTCTTTTAAAAGCTCGACTACCAGTTCAACGTTTTTTGTAGCAAGTCCCGTGTTGTTGTGCTTTAATATATCGTCAGAAAGCTTGTTTTTCTTTTCTTCAAGCTCGGCAAGTTTTGCTTTATAGCCTTCTTCTTTTAACACTTTAACAGACGCCATTTCAGAAAGAGTGTTTCCTATTCCATCCCATTGAAACTTGACTTGAGTTGCCAGCTGAAAATATTCAGCAATCTCGCGCCGCATGTAATTGGATACAAACTCAATTTTCAGCTGCCTGCTTTTTTTCTCACCTTTCTCACGATATATTAAATCACAAACGAATGTAGACATTCGAAGCCCCTTTTAAAAAGTTTGCGGGGTCGAGTAGCCGCCCCGCGTCGGCGTTATAAGTGTTAAGCGGCCCCGTTATCTCTGTAATACGAAAGTAACTGCGCGCCGTCAGTGAGCGTGCTGTCAAGATTTGCTTGAAATGACAGCGGCATCTCTGAGAGTCCGTCTTCGTTCGCGCCTTTCCATGCAAATTGAAAACCGCCTGACTTCGCGTCCACGCTATACAGCGTCATACCTATAACAAGACTATTGCTGTCAGTGTGCTCAATTTTCATCGCGTATGCGTCAAGCACGGCTGTCGAACTACCTGCATTAAGTGTCGTACGTGCAACCGGAGTGTTTGAGCCGTAGTCGATAGTTATCGCTTTTGTTTTTGGCGTACCGGTTGACATGTTTGCAGATACAAACGTAATACCGTATCCAGACACGCAATCGCTTTCAACGATTACATAGTCGTTTCCAGCCGTAAGCGTTTCCGGCGTTCCTGCCGCGTCGAGCGTCACGCTTGTAATTGTCGGAGCTGTTGACATTCTCAGTTTTGTCGAGTCGCTTGACGATGTATACATTTCAAGCGGGTAAACATTAGCATCGTCCCATCCAGCGGCAATTACTTGGTCTGGGATAGACGTCGTTGCACTTGCAAGCGTCGTTGTTTTTGTAAATATACCGCCGCCCATCCGTTCGATATTATCTGGGTCAAGATTTATCAAAGTCATTGACCCTTCAATATTCATGTCGCGGATTTGTTTAACTGTTTTTCCGGCGTTTGCCGTTGTTATTTGATTTTCGGTATAGTTTAGCGTACAAGTCACGCTTGAGTTAAGCGCGCCTATATCGTAAAAACTACCCGTTTTATTTGGCTGGATTGATACCTTTGCCCCATCAGGAAAAGTAATAAAATCCGTGTTCGTGGTTTGTGTTGGCATCTCGTTACCTCTGTTTAATAGTTAATTCTATCGGCGCGTTAAATATATCCGTGTCATCTGCAGGTGTAATAACCTGCTCAATGCTGCATGATATATAATAGTCGCCGTATGACACTCGATTGACCGCTGTCACCACCGCATGCGCTATGGTCGTCGCTTCGCTTTCTGTTGCCGCGCGGCAATTAACAGAAAATCGACCGATAGGCGCGCTGTCTGCACAATTGAGCTAACCAATTTGATAATAATTTATAAACGCCGAACCGGTGTAATCACTTGGTGCGACGTTAGCGTAGAATAAGGCGTGCCCAGTCCCGTAATCGTCGAGTAACGTTGTTATACCCGCGACATTTAACGCGGCATAAAGCCGAGCTGAAAAATCAATAGAAACGGACACGTTCACTCATCCCGGTCGTCGTCAAGCTTCCCAAAGACACTTCCTTATTTATTTCTTCCGCGATTATCTTCGCAGCTCTACCATAAACGACAAGCGCAATCGCCGGTCGTAAATATGGCTGTGGCGGCATATATCGCGTTCCAAATTCTTGATATATTGCGTGGTCAAGGTTTATCCCTATCAAACCAACACCGCGAGGCGGCACGGGTGACGTTACTTTTCTTTCTGCTGTCTCCGCTCCCTTCCCAGTTTTGCGCTTGATAGCAAAACCGCCGCCGCCCAAATTTTCGTTGAAACCCCCCTCCGCCGTGTTTGTCCGAAACATAATACCATTACGCAATTGACCATAATTGACAGGAGCTAACGCTTTCGCCTGAGCTGTTAAATGCGCAGATAAGACGTTAACAGCGGCTTGATTTCCGTCATCAACAACCTTCTTTGCATCAAAAAACTTTCTGAATGTTAGCTCCATTATTTCGTCTTAAACTCCGTTAACTGTAAAGCAACGACTTCACCTTGATTTGCTATGTCGTCGGCATATATCAAAGAATATATACCGGCTACAACGCCGTAATCATCAGTAAAAGTTATTTTTGCGCTTTTTGTAATTCCGTTGTTGTTAAAATCTTCCGGACGCACAAGAGCAATCGCCGAAACGTCGGCGCGGTATTGTGCGCTAATAAAACGGTCTGCCATACTACCGCGCCATAAAATAGCGTCCATTTCTGCGACGAGATTGTAAGTTTTCGCTCCGGGGACGCCGTTCGTCACCGTTTGTGAAACATTTTCAAACGACGCCGAAAGCGTTTTCTCACTCGCAAAAATAGAATCTAAAAACGACATCAGCCTATCCTCGCATTTCTACAGCCTAAATCATTGATAAGCGTTTGAGGATAATTGTATTGTCTGTTTATTTCGCTATCGGCAAAAGCCTTTGAAACGGAGCCGTAAGAAATTGACGATAGTTTTTCAGTAAATGCACTTGTTGTGTTTTGCGTTTTTAGTTTATACCAAACCATTTTAGCAATAGTTGGTAATTGCGAAACCAAAACAGATGGACATATATATGTGCCTGCCCCCGTTGGCGTAGCTGACAGCGTATATATTCCCGTTTCCGGGTCAGCCGCTGTGATATAAGTACCTTCGGGAATATTCGCATGATATACGACTTGACCGACTTGCAATGAAGACATAATATACGATGTTAAGGACTTCCCGTCTACGACCTCAATTTTCCGGTAGTCTCCGGCTGTGAGATACGCAGACGAAGAGTCAAATATCGCGTACATATACCCATTAAAATCGTTATTTAAAATACGGCGCACGTCGGACGACACAACCGGTATAAGAGCGTCAATCGCAGAATCCCACGTTGTCGCTGTAATCCCTAAATATGTTTTAATCGATGCACGCGTAATTAAATTTAATATCATTGATTACATCCAATAAGGTTTAATAAAACAATCCACTACTGCGCCGCCGACTGCAGACGTTTGCAACGCAATACCGCAATAAGCCGAAGCGTCAGAAGCCTCGTTAGTCAAAAAGTTGACATTAACAGTACTTGCCAGTGCCCCAAGATATATTTCAGTAACTGTCGCAAAAGGCGTTGTCCCGTGGTCTTCCTCGGTTGCTCCGTTAAGCGTATCAATGCTTGTCAACGCAGCGCCGTCAACCCCCGTTCCGACAACGCATATCGGGTCTGTAGTTGCGCCGCTCGCATCGTGCCGAGGTATAAGCCCGTACGCCTGTGAGCTTGTTGCCGCCGCAATGCCTGCAGTCAAATTACCTGCGGTTATCGCTATTATTGTAGCATTTCCGGACGCCTCGCGGATTGTGACGTTTTCGGCGGTTACTGCGGATAAACGAGCCGCAAGCAATGCACCCCAGTCAGTATGACTTGATACGACCTGAGTCGCTCCGGTAAGCGTAAGCGTTTCGGTTACAAGCACTGTTGCCGCGCCGTTAAGCGTACCATATAGCGTGATTGTCTGCGTAGTGTCACCCGCTGCGGACGATACAATTTCAATGCCGTCATTCGCTGGCTGATTCGCAAAGTTGCCGCCTGCGGTTGCGTCCAGTAAAGACACCTGTGCTGTCTGCGCTTTACCTACGTATCCAGACGCTCGCGGAGCAATGCGGTCTCCAGCGTTGACAGGAGAAGCAGTTAAACATGGCACATAACCCCATTCGACAATGCCAGCGTCGTCTGTTCCAATTGCATTTCTTGTTATCCCCATAACTGCAGTGTTTTGCTCGGTTCCTGTTTTTACCTCGCCGCTTGTATGTTCGCACACGCGGCCAGCGGCAATGCCAGAACCGGAGTCGACGAGAGAAATAGACACTTGACCAGCGACATATTGACGCAAGTCAGGATTTTTTATTGCTATTTTTGGGTTTTTACTTTTTGAAGCCATTTATAAATTTCCTCCATTTGCGTAGGCCGGTGTTAGCCGACCATTAGTTCCGCGATATTATGCGAGTGCATATATTGAGCCGTGATAAGACTCGTGTGTAAAGTCGACGCCGATAAAACCCTCTATGTAACCGTTCTGTGCGCTTGTTGCGTCAAAATACTCGCGCATAAGAATGTCTTGACCGAGATTAGGCATTACAACCGGCTGGATATACGAAAGGTCTGCCGCGATAAGCGTGTTCGCAGGGGCCGCATTACTCCATATAAGAGCAACCGGGCCAAAAGTTGTATAAATCTGTTTGAGCATTACACCGCCGACGTTGCGGTCTTGCGGAGCGAAACCATAAAGCGCGTTGAGTTGGTCGATATACGTCGGGCGTCCTACCAGGGCAATAGTGCCCATAGGTGCGCCGTTTTGTGCCATTGTAGTCATGAGTTGAGCAACCATATCAGAGTCAAGAGCCGCGCTTGATGCGTTCACCCTGTTTGTTTGAATTCCCACTGTTGAGTCGGTAAGACCACCCGCCCCTACGCCCGTAGTAACTATACTGCGCGCTGTGTAAGCCCCTTGCAAACAGGTAAATTCCCAGTCTGCGGAAAACTGTGCCATTGCGTTTTGAGCAGCGCGGTCAAATTCAGAAACTTGCGGCAGGTTGCCTACATAGGTAGACGACGCGATTTCATTGTTTGCAGATTCGCGAAGATTTGAAACACCAAATTCAAGTTTTCTTACTTGCACGACATTCGGACAAGATGTTTTCGCGTAAAACTTCTTTGTGCCCGCTGAAAGGCTTGTGTTTTCTGATATGTTATTTTGAGCCGGGGTATCAAGCGAATACGCCGCAGACATGTCAAACGTCTGTGATTTGATACGTCTTGCCCCGTTGAGTCCGCCGATTGCCGACAGGAATTGCCCAGTGTTTCTTGCCCCACCGATTTGTATAATGTTACCCATTACATTGACATCATTAACACTTTGCGCTAATGCGCTTGTTGCTGCCATATTATATTCCCTCTTACTCTTTCAAAGTTTTTCCGTTGGCTACTGCCCAACGTTTTATTGATATTGCCACATCCATTTTTCCCGCCTTTTTTGCATCGTCGTACTGTTGCTGATATTTCTCCACCGGTGCGGTGTTTCCGCCTTTAGGTGTTTCTCCGCCTATTTTGCTTGCAACACCGGCTTTAACTCGTTCGGCAACAATAGCCTCTACAAAATCATTAAACGCTTTTACGTCCGCCGCAATCTCTTCGGGTGTATTCCCGCTGATGCGTTTATCCATGCTTGCGGGTAGTTTAAAATCGTTGAGCGCTTTCGATACCGCAAGACCGCGCTCGTAGTCTTGAGCTTTTTTCAATGCTTCGTTTGCTTTTTCTTCTGCGTCCTTAATTTTCTGAGCCGCAATCTCTTCGGCGGACATGGTAGCCTGTTTCAATGATTTATTTTCGTTCTGCAATTTGGTATTTGCCCGATTAAGGCCGTCAATGTCTGCTTTAAATCTTGCTTCAATTTTTTTGAGTATTGCCGATTCCAGTTCTTCGGCGGTTATTTGCTGCGTTTGTTTCTCGTCCTGCGGCTCGTTCGGTGTTTTTGTTTCCGTTTGCTCCGCCTGATTTTGATTTTCAGCCATTTTTAAATCTCCTATTTTGTTAAAATGTATCACAATATTAAATGTTTGTCAAGTCTAATTTTGTTAGTTTTGCCTAACTTTAGACATTTTTTGCATATTTTTTAGCGACACCCCTATATACAGACGTTCCTGCAGTGTCCTTTTCCCACTCCGCGTAGTTTTTATAAGACATAATTACATTTTTATCTCCACTAACCGGGTCGCGACCGCGTCGTAAGGCCGGTTTAACACCGCCAACCACAGTCACGGTAGTGCAACGGCAATTATGGGCTAAAAAGCCTTGACAAAATTTGCCTGATGTGTTAACAAGATACATATTATTTTTATTTTCGAGGTTGTATACATGCCCCAAAGAATCAGAAACATCAACGGAAACAACCTCACAAAGCTGTATATCGACGGAATGTCGGAAAAAGCAATCGCCGAAAAATTCAATGTATCTAGGAGCGTTATCCGCTTGCGCCTCATTGAGAATAATATCACCCCACGGAACAGGTCTGAATCCATGTACAACCGAATGCAGCACACCGGCGACGATGATAGAAAAAAACTCACAAAAAAAGCTAATCTCGCGCTTAAGGGCGCAAAACAACCAATAGAAGGTCTCAAAAAAAGAGCGCAGGGGAAGCAGCGAACAAAAGCACTTGTCGGAAAATATTTTGAGCAAGATTTTTTTAGCCTGATATACGAATTTAATTTTGAAGTTGTTCCACAAAAAGCCATCTATATTTATAACATTGATTTCATGGTCAACGGCGTTCTCGTCGAGATTCACAGAGACAAAATTAACCCCATCAGAAGACAACATAATGCTAAAAAAATCAAATATCTCCTTAAACACGGATTTAATATTTTCTTTTATTGGCTTAAACCGTCGGATATTCTGACTACCAGAAATATATATGATTTTATCACTTTTCTTAATATGCTTGGCAGCAACCCAGCCCGCGGTGGTAAGTATCGTGTGGTTTCCTGTCGCGGCGATATTCTCGCCGATGTTTGTTTTGATGGTGAAAATTTGCCCTCTGTATAGTCTAGAAAAGATTCTTTTCGTCCCGCTTGAAAAAGCATATGTATCACCCGGGAAGCAATTAGGCTCACCTGGATACATAATCCCGTTTGAAAACGGCTTGTCTATGTCTACGGTCTCCCCATCCATCTCACGGTGAGTGTCTCTTGTGACGCCGTCAAGGGTAGCCATCCACATTTTTTGAACGGGCAAGCCTTGGTTGTCGAGGTCAACGTCTGCCGCGTGCGCGCCTGCGTTCATCGTTCTTGTCGCCTCAGTCCGGATTATCCGCAGCGCGTTCGCCATTGCGCCCGTGTACGTATATGCCCCGTCTTTAATCATTTGCCGCCCTAAAACATCTTTGACGGCGTCAAGCATTCCGGTATAAGATTTCCCAGCTGCAAAACCTTGTGTCAAAGCATCCGCAAGCAGTTGCAAATCCTTGGTTGCGTGGTTTTTTAATAATTGGGATAAAGTGCCTGACTGCGGATAGTAATCAGATAAATCGCCAAAACGTTTTTGCAGTTGTTTCGTCCATAGCGTATCTCGGCTATATACGGCGATATCTATTAGCGCTTTTGGTATAACACCGACGGATATCTCCGGGTAATCGTCAAGCCAAGAAGCAGAATAAAGCCGCTTGTAATACATAGACTGCAAGGCTATTTCGCTTGATACACCGATATATTTTGCAGCCTCTTTTGCTGCGGCTGTATATTCGGCGCGAACGGAATCAAGCAACGTTTCAAGCCGCTTGTATTTCATCATTTCGTTGTAGTAATCAGCGGGCTTTGCGCTTGACAGTTTCGCGTATTGGTCTGCTAAAAGCGTGTCGATGTTTTTAATCGCTTTCTTATACGCCAAAAGCATTTCGCATTCGAGTACTTTTATTTCGTCGAGCGTTCGAGCCGCGGCCTCTTTTTGCATCTCAAGCCAAGTCATTACTTCTTTTTCGTTCCTTTTTTCTTGGTACCACAAGCCATATAATACCTCGTTAAAATGTATATGAGCCTAAAATTTTAATCCCTATTATTTGGCGGTAGTCATTTATACCGCACGTAACACCACCACCGACGGCAAAACAACCAAAGTGTCGCAAGTACATAACTTCAGGCGCGTAGTATAGAACTTTGTCAGCCATGTAAATGCCCGCCCCAGCAATAATCGTATTGCGCGGTTGCTTAACACTGATTTTTATTTTATCCACGCGGCGACTACTATGATACCCGTTAGTAGCAACAATGCTGGCAATAAGAAGATTGCAATCATCAAAAACATAATCGCTATCAATATCGATTTCAGCGTCCAACGCTCTATTAACGTCTGCACTGTCCGCCCTATTAACATATTTTATTATCTCCTTTGTTTCTGTCGTTTCGATTGTGTTAGTAGCTTGCATCTTTAGACCATTAGATAGATTAAAACCGGTTAGATACCCAGTAAGAAATATAACCACTACACAAATTGCGTATATGTATTTTGTCAATTTCTGCGCTCCTTGCCATCCCATTTGTAGCGCGCCTCGCAGCGAGTGTCAATTGCATCTAAACGTTTTTCATGCACTTCCGATTTGTAGTGCAATTCTAAAAGTGTGTTCGTAAAACTTCTTCGACCTTCGTCCTGTAGTTTCACTGCTATAATATCATCGTGTAATTCGTCGAGGTCGCGCACTTTTCGGGTAACTGTTTTTCCGACAAATACGAGGAGCAGTACCACAATGCCCAGCAAGCAGCTAACAATAACGCCGAATATCTCAACATGCTTACTAAATACACCAAGGAGAAATTCCATCGCATTTCATTGCCCCCTTTTTATATCGACTTTAACGTCCGCAGGGTGCCACTCAAACCATGGTTGACCGTCTTTGCATCCAAAGCCGACATTTACAGACAAAATAATAAATGTACAAACAATTACCAAAACAATTACAAAACGCTTAAACACTTGTCTTTTGTTTGTGCCAAAAATAAATTGTAAGATTTTCATTATCATATATCAGCCTCGCTCAAAAGCGTGTAATCAAAAGTTTTTATTTTTGTCTTTTGCTCCTGTTTATCGCACAAAACCAAAAGGTAATCAAGGTCTTCGGCTTTGTTAAACACTTGGCAGCCTGCACTATATTTATTGACTAAGTCGACCACGCCTGCGCCGCTCGCACGGTGTATATTTATACCATAACCGAAGCCACGCTCTATCGACGATGGAAGGATATTAAACACCCCGTTTTTGTCGTTATCTCTGTATACAACCAATTCGCCACATTGCACTAACGCAGGATATGCCCCGCGGTGTAAGCCTTGCTTATGGCTATTAAGATATTGACCTTCTTTGAGCAGCGCGCAACCTTTTTCGTTCAGGGGGTTTTTAAGATAGTAGGTTCCGGGGTCTGTTGTCGCTTGCGCGTAAACCAGTATTTTTACACCTATTTCAGAAACGTAAGCGCAGAAAATAACATCGTCAAATTTGTTTGTCGATAAATTAAGCGCGCGAACACCGCCTATATTAAGGCGGCAGGGCTCATCATGAAAAACATATCCAAGTTTTTTATACGCCGCTTTTATTTTATCGTACGTTAGTGTTTTCATCTTCGTTCATACCCCTGTTAAATTCCTTCATCATGCAATCTTTATATGCGCGCTTTTCTGCACTTCGGTCAAACCGGTCTGAGTCAAATGCAAACCCGAGCGCGTTTTTAACCGAACACGCCAACGCCGCGCCCATGCGATGAGGCTCGTCAACGAGTGCGTATAATAACAAGCACAAAGCATTTTTAACAAACGCAATTTTTTTACTAACCGACATACAACATAACCCCGCATAATGCCCTTACTCCTCAATAAAACTCGGCTCGGTAAAAACAGCATGACAATTTGGACATGAGTACAATACAACATCGTTTCCTACGCTAATCTCATCCCATGCAACAAAATCGCTTGAACATAATGGGCATTTACCTACTGGATCCATATAATATCACCTCTTTAATTTTATGCTACTGTTAACATTATTGAAAATGCAGTAGCCGAACCAGACGCATCTGATAGAGCTACATAATTTTGTATCGGGCTAGGATTTCCGCTAGCGTATGTCAAAGCTTTAGCTAGATACATCGATTTTGCAGTACCCGTCGCGGATCCTAGTCCAATAATCGGGGCGGCTGAAACCGGTATGCTGTGTAGGGTTGCATTACAATTAGTCATGCAAGTCAACCAATATTGCACGCCCTTTTGAAGCGTGTACGATACTGCCACACTTTTTTCACCTGTTGAGTCTAATCCGGAAACTTCCCCACTCGCTAATGGCGCACCATAAGGCGCGCATGTTGAATCGGATGCATACAAACCCAACAGAGCCACATAACTCCCTGTCGTCGCCGCGCTTGATACAGATATAGATAGCGCAGAAATATTAAACGACACCGGAGTACTAAATGGTACTGCGCGAATCTGTCCAGCTATTGCCGCGGTAGTACCTCGCACAGTACCGGTTAGCGAGCTATCGAGTTTTAATCCGCTATAAACCCCAACAGTGCTTTTGTTAACCGTCGAAATCATATCTGACACATTATTAGTATACACCCACAACTTAGTCACGTTATCCCAACTCGGGACAAGCCCGTCTGTACTTGGCGGCGTTGGTGTTGCGTCTGATAATTCGGTAAATTTAGGCTCTTTAACAGGCGAGACTGTGATGCGGCCATTAGACGCATGTGCATATTGTACGCCCCCAACGGCGCAGATACGCAATGGCGGAGTAGGGCGAGTTTGCGTTAATACACCCGGTGTTGCCGATACATATAATATCCCGCCCTCGACAAGACCATTTGTATTGATATCATTGACCGTCCCGTGAGTAGTAACTTTGCCCCAACCATTTATCGCAATATCCTGAGTAGCAATGCCGACAAATCTTTGGGCGCTTGAATCGCTTGTGATATCAGTCAGGGCAAAAGTATTAAACGAGCCGCCAACCCCAGATATAGACACCGCTTGCCCATTATATATAATAGCCCCACTCGTGTTTTTACCGTAAAAGCCTATCTCTTGTCCGTGTTGTAACGTAGTCCCATCGGGCAAAACCGTTGAGATAGTTTGATAGTCGGAATCAAAAAAACTTTGACCAGATGTCTCTGCTCCTGTTTTAGTGTACGTAACATCGTAAATATGTTTATCAGCTGTAACTGAGGTTACGTCTATATCGGAGTCAAGTGATACGATAGGGTTAGCCGCATCCGTGCTGTCGACACCTATATTAGCCCCGGCAACAACGCTGTCTACAGTTCCACCGCCTGCACCACCTGAAACCCATTTTGTGTCATAATCGGTTGAGCTGTTTTTAGCAAGCACTTGATTTATAGTACCGCCGGAGGGGACGCCATTGACGACGCTTGCAGGTTGTAGCACGCTTACGTTTATTTGTGTTGTATTTACTGTGCCTACTGTTACCGGTGTTGTCGTTATAGTTATTGTCATCTGATAGATACCTGCAAACGCCCTTTAAAATATGTTTGAGTAAATCCGGATATTGTCACGCTACACCACCACCAGAGATTTGGTATATTGCGGCCATTAACTGGCAGGGCTGCAGTCTGTGTATCTGTTAAAGATAATCTTAACTCGCCATCAGTACCAACCGGTGTAGTGCACGTTATTGCCGTAACCTCTGCGCCCGACTCGTCCGTGATACCAGCGTCAAACGCCCATGACGATATATCAATGGCGGCTCCGGTTGTAGTATCTGTAAAAAATATCGGGGCAAGTAAGTCATCGCCGACAACAAATTTTAACAATATCTCTTCGTTTGTGTAATCAGCTGTTTTGCTCATCGTCGTCCTCTTCGTCGGCGTCGTTAGCATCCGGTGTTGCATTCGTCGGCGGCGTTAAATCGTCAATCTCAATTCCGTTCTCTTCGCGTTGCCTTTGTAGTCTCTTTTTCTCGCGCTCCCATGGTAGACCGGTCAACTCAACTTTAGTTTCGTCCGACAAAAATACACAATTATTAAGTGCAAGAATTTTATCTTCTATGTCGTCTGGCAACGTGCGGTTGTATATGATATTGACAAGCCCGATAGGTAACGATTTTGCAGACATCAGAAATGTAATCAAAGATAGCCGCTTTTTCTCACCTTTCCTATATACCTTTTCGAGCCGTTTGCTGTATATGTCCATGTCAAACAATTTAGTTTTTAAAGCTTTAGCACTCATCACGCCCGTGGTTCCGTCTGTGCTATACCAGTCTACAACGTGGCAATGCTTATGTATTTCTTGCGTGAGGACATCAGTCACATACCGGCGAAATTCAGGAGACATATTTTTTTCGATATATTCAGCGCGGTCTTCTTTTTGCAACCCCTGTAATACTTTCCACTCATCCATATGCTGCAAATCTTTATCGTCTACATACGTTCCCAGCACAAGGAGAGCGTCAACAATACGTTCAATCTCATTACTATTGCCGCTTAGTGTATAGTCAAGCGCGTCTATATACGGTAGAGCCACGTCAAACGGGCTGTTATCGCTAAGTATTTCTGTATTGTATTCTATGACCGGGCAAACCGGGAAAACTAATGCTTGAGGCTCTTTGCGTTGTACCAATTGATTATCTTTAGTCCAGTAATAATATTTCCACTCATCCGCATATATTATATCGACGTCATATTTATAGTCTTTGTTAGTAGACTGTAAAAACCTAACACCGCAAACTATTTCAGGCTCGATTGCATCATCATATACGCAAACCATATTTCGCGGGTCAACTGTTGTGTAATGTATGTCAAAATCATCAGGCACGCTTGAACTTGTTGCATAGACTAACTCATAAGCGCGATTAAACGCAAGCGCTCTGACACCCGTTTGCATCGTTTTAACGTCCGAATCATTAGCCATTAAAATACCATTAAGATATTTTATATAGTCGATATCTTGAGCGTCTACACCAACATATTGGACATTTGAAAACAAATACCCAGCCATAGTGTCAACAACCGTGCTGTAATAGCCAGTAGGTACTAAATTATTTGGACTTTTTTACGCCGCTTACGGTCTTCATGGCGCTGTACAATATCACTATTTAAACCCTCATAGTACTCACCGTATTTTTTAACTTGGCTAAACTGGGGGCTTGCAAAATACTGTTTAAGCCTCTCTGTTATTGTTACAACATCGATATGTTTGTCTGTGCCTGTATAAATCAATCGTGTCATTTAAACCTCAATATGATACTGTTGCAAATCTTCGTTGGGAATCTATCGATGCAATAGCCGTAGCGGATTGATAATGAGATATAACTCGCGCTTTGTGCCTTACGTTTTCAAGCGCATATCTAAGGGCATCGATGCAATGGTTGTTTTTATCTTCAACGACACTACTGACAATTTCGGTGCGTGGGTCGACCTTGTAGCTGTATGTTCTAAACTCATCAATCGTGTGCTTACAGCGCGGATGAATGACAACCTTTTCAAAGGAGCGAATAAATGATATTCCGTCCTCTATACTGTTCTTGCCCTTACGCGATCGTGTAACTTTAAAGCCAAATTTATTGATGTGGCTTATTGTTTCAGGCCGCGAACTATCCCCAACCATAGGCCACTTACGAGAATCGGGAACGGTGTCAAACAACGCAGGGATGTTATCAAGGTCGCACCCTACGGCGTAAGCCTCATATGGTATATACAGTTTAGTGCCAGCGATATACGAATGTATCAAAACAGTAGGGTCGTTGCTAAAACCCCAGTCCGAACCAGCATATATAAAGGTATCGTTTGGCGTCTCAAACTCCTCCACACTCCATTTTCCATTGAAAACTTGAGCGGCTGAATGTGTAACCGGTTGGCCTTGCCACACGTGCAGGAACCTATCGTAGTCAACGCGCCTGCAATAGTTAGCTTCATCCAATAACACAGATGGGCAAAAAGGGTTGTCGCTGTAATTTATTTGTATCTTGAGAGTATCCTCTCTATCGGGCAGCACATAATCAACATAAACGGGGTCATCCGTATTTGTAGGATTAAGCGTAAAAATGATTTGACTGTTTTCCGTGCGGATAGTCGGTATTAAAATGTCTAAGCTTTTTCTTGATATTGACTGCGCTTCCTCTACCCATACAATCGTGATACCTTCAAAACTTTTGACACTGTTAGGATTGCCGTATAAACCGCGAAAGAAAAATTCTGTGCCGTTTTTACCACGGATAGTTTTATCAGTTATCTCGTAAAACGCAGCTAGACCAAGTGCGTTAATCCGGTCGCATAGTAGTTTACGAACAGACTGGTTTATACTATTCTGGATTTCTCGAGTACATAAAATACGTTCGGTTTTTTTATAACCTCTAACCAAAAGATAGTCAGCAACCGCCCAAGACTTCGCTCCGCCTCTACCGCCATATAGCACAATAAACCGGTGAGCCGCATTGTATAGCTCAACAAGTTTAGCTGGTATTTTTAATTCTAATGGGCTACTCATTTTTAGCGCTAACCGGAATTATATTGATTTGAATTGGTAGTGAGGCGTCACCGACAAGAGTAGTTTTGTTTCCCTCCGTGGCTTCTCTGACTTCTTTGAGCAAGGAAACCGAATGTGGTGCTCTAAATTTTATAATATCTTTAATGACGCTTTTAAGGTCAAGCGCGTCTTTGTCAACGCCGTATTCTTCGGCTAATATTTCGGAGTAAATCTCTGACAAAAGTTTCTTTTCTCTTTTTTTCGCTTGGCTTTTTTTACCGCCCATAGACGCGATTTTCTTGCGCTCCTCCGGTGACCGATCACGTAATGATTTTAAATTATGCGTGCTTGCCATGTGTTACCGTTGTTTTAGCGTTGTCAACTTTAGTCGACTTAATGTTTACTATAGGATTCAAGCCCGCTTCGAGTGCTAAGACTTGTTTTTCTGTTAATCCCGCGCCGCTTATGTCGGATATTGCGTGTATGATTTCATGCAATAATGTTGACCGCCGCATGGTGGGTTTAAGGCCGCGGGATATTTTTATAAAACATTTTGACACATCGCAAATACCAAGCGCATCCGGCATGTTTAACGCATCGTCTTCATATAAATCGAACGTATGACTAAACACTACAATTTCACCAAATTTTTGCAATTACTTCGCGCCCGCTGCCTTGAGCAACCAGTTTGCAAATTTAATTACCTTAGACCAAAACCATCTGGATATTTTATCTTTGAGAAATTTAAAAACGTTCGGCATATTAAACCTCTGTTTTATTTTTTAGGTGGTTCCCTCCCGTGCGTATCACCGACGCGGGAGGTTCTACGGCCTGAGCGAGAAACAAGAACCAATATAAAACATAATACATATTCGCCAAGAAAAGTCAAGCACTTTTGTTAGTCAAGGCTAACTTTTTTATAATTTAACCGGTGGGGGCGTTTTGTACCCAAAAAGTACCATGTACCGCGTACCCCATATAGTTTTTATCTCTCCCCCCCTTTTCTCCCGATGTTATAGGAGCTCTATATATAATATATAATATTATTATCCCTTAGATAAGAGAGTATATAGGGTACAGGGTATTTGGTACAAAAGGGCACTTTTTGCCCCTTTTTATTAACACTTCCGCCGCTATTGTCGGTTATCTTAGTGGCTAAAGGGTACATCATCATTTTGAGATTCCGCCTTAATATGCTTGGTTATTTCTGATATGCTCATATCTTTGAATTCGTTTATATAATTTGGATGATAATAATACACCATTTTGTGTATCTTTTCGCCGTCGCGCCACTGAATGCGGTCATCACCGATTTTGTCGAAGCCCATTTTACGCATTGATTTTGTTATAAGAGTCTTTTTTCGGCTGACAAAATCGATGCGCCCGCCTCTGTCTGCGTTCCACTCCTGCAATTTTTTCTTGAAAGCGTTCATCGACCAAAACTTTTTATGGTCAAAAATGCCGTCGTCGAACGCCTCTTCAATGAGCTCATCCAGCTCTGAGCGTGATTGCCCGGCCATTGTGTTTTTTGCTTCTGTTTTTGGCGCCACGTCATACCAGTTAAAATGCGTCAAATCCATCTCATTAAGACGCTTGTACACTCCGGCAAAAAAATCAATGTCGTCTGTTTCGTACGGTATTAAGTATTTGTTTTTTTCTTCGTCTGTTAGCCGTGTCTCTCTACACCTGACAACAAACCACCTGCGGTCGTCATCGTCGTCAAAATATAACGCATTCGGATAGTTTGTCGAGGCTACAAAGTTTGCATTGTTCTGCGCCATGTATACGTCTGTATTCATCCGCCTGACAGTTATAGTTTTAGACGTAATCCACGATTTTATTTTGTTCATGAAGTCTTTTTTGTCGTTTTGGTAAACCTCTTCAATGTGTACGAGGTGTACGCTCTCCATCCATACATTATATTTTTCTGTTAAGTTTTCATTCTCAGGGCGAAATGTGTTTTCTATTGTCCGGTTAAAAATCTTCTTGCCGAATAACCGTTCAAACATCGATAAAAATAATGTTTTTCCAGAGCCTTTTGTCTCGCCATATAATAATAGTGCATAATTTAAAGTGTGTTCCGGCCGTTGTATCATCGCGGCCATAGATTCCAGCATAAAAGCTCTTTCGGTGTCGTCCGGTACTAGCCGTTCAGCAAACTCAAAAAAAGCATCGCCGCTGTCTGGCGTTTGTATGTCAGGCCATTCCGGCGGCATGTACATGTTGTATAATTTTTTGTGACCTTGCTCGATAAAACGCTCTGGTTTTTTTGCTGGTTGGTAACGTATTTCGTGTACTGTTTTGATTAACCGGTGCTTATGCGCGAATTTTGCTATGTTTATTTTATCAAATAGGTATGCAAAAAACTTATTAAAACGTTCTTCGTCCCACCGTGTCCGCATAGGGTCGCGGGTGTCTACATAGCGGTTATCTTGCAAACAATAAATAAAGTCTGCTATCTCCGTTGTTATAAGCGTTTTTAGGTTTTCGTCGTAGTCAGCATTGTCTGTTGTGTTTGCTGGCTGCCGTATAAATTTTGTAATGTCGTCGTAGCCCGATTTATCAGCAAAAAAGCGGTCAACAATGTTATGCAGTTCCGATTCAATGGTACGTTCGTCCGCGCCTGATTTTGCAAGGTCTTGCCCCGCTTTATACATATCAACGTCGCGGCCGCTGCCGTCGTTGTATGGCGCGTTTTTTGACATGCATTTTGTTATTTTGATTTTAGCGTCTCTTAGTTTATCCGGTTGGCGGAATGCTAGTTTAATTTGGTCTATTGTGTACGTGTTTTCGGGGCTTAGTATGATTTTATCGTACGTATGTTCGCCTTTTTTCAAGTGGCTGCTCCCCGGCACCCGTAGCACTCTCGGCAAGTCTTTTACCGCTTGGTCTCCGTATACATATGTCACGAGGTGTTGTTCCGCACGTTCCCACGCGGCTATATTTTCAGGCGTCGCATAAACGGGCTCTGTTAATTGGTAATAAACGTGCCAGCTCTCCCCGTCGTCACGACCTATCACCGCGGTGGGCTTTAGCGGCAGGTTATCTATTACGTAGCCATGGTCAATATCCGCGAAACAAGCTACTATTTTTTTAATATCTTTTTTTGTCCGCTGAGTCGAGTATGACGGGTTAACTAAAAAAAACGTTGCAAATCCGTCGGAATTGTTTATCTGGGTTGTTGTCTCTATACTATCCAGTGTCTCAACACTGAGACGCACGGGCATATCCCGCCGGTCGTTGTATTTGGCGGCTATATCCGGCCGCTCCACAAACCCCTCTAGTGTTATCTGCGGGTCATCGTCCCCATAAAGCATTTTGAAAAAATTAGTATGCATTTTTAAAACTCCTTTAATTTGTTTTATTTGTCAAAAATAAAAATGCCTCGTATCTGCCCTACCGTTTTAGCGGCCTGAACCCGGACAAATACGAGGCATCGTAATCTAAAAGACACGCAAAAGGGTTCGGTTTTCGCGTGTCTTTTAACTGCGTTTATTTATGTTTCATTTGTAAGTCCCCTTATACTAGTAAAATATGTGGAGCATATCAGCAGAGGCGTAACGGGTATATAGCTAAATAGGCTAAATATTTTTAATTTTGTCAATAACTTTTCAGCGATTGCGGTATAGTTTTTCAATAGTTTTTTTGTGGTTGTTTGTTGCGGATAAAGTGCTTGTTTTTGGCCATTCCGCAACAACATCAAGGGGCGCGTTGTACTCGCTGACGTAGACAACGTATTTGCTGTTTTTACACCATGCGAAAAAGGCGTCGTGGTCGAAAACACCTGTTGGATAGCCGGCCGCGTTTTGATATGGCGGGTCGCAATAAATGACCGTTTGGCCAGCCTGTGTGTCTGTGGCGGCTTTGTCATATGGTTCTGAAAATATTTCTAAATTCTGTAAATTCTGCAAATTCTGTAAATTCTGTAAAGTATGTACTCGCCCGACGTGTGCGGGCTGTATTTTAGGCTTACCACCGGCCAAAAAAAGTTCGTGGTCCTCTTTTTTAATTTGTTAAATATGCCGCCCGTAAAGGTAGTCTCTTTGATTGTTGCCGAAAGACCAGCACGTCTTGACGTACCCACCAAAATAATCGTCGTCGTTTTTGTGCCTGTGAAACAGCTCGCGCGAAATCCATGT